TTGCTAGGCGTTGCACCACTTGCGCGGTCTGTTGGCCGTAGCCCGTTGCAGCCCAAGGGCTATTGCTTGACCACAGGATTGCCTTGGGTTTGGCGTTGCGCTTTGCAGGGTTGCCAGAGTTTTTCACGCAGGTTTCCTTTATTCGCAGGGTGACCTGAGCGGGGGTGACGTCCTGCGCGCCGTCACCCCCACCCAGGGGTTGTTATCGCTGAGGCTTAGGAAGCGCCACCAGCGAAGTACTTCACATGTGATGCTTGCGGGAGACCGCCATCCACACGGAAAGTTGCGCGGAAAGTTACGAGATCACTGCTGAACGCAAAATCATCGGAACGATCCAAGCGGATTCCACCCACCTGCCGCACGATGTACGACGGCATGTGGCCCGCGATGAGTGACTTGGCAGAAGTTGCCGGAGCAGCCATCGCGGGGTTCTCAATGAGCGGGAAGCCCAGCACGCGGTCGGGAGTACCTTCCGCAAGTGACGGCTGGAACACGAACTGACCCGCACCGTCCTGCAACTTGCGCAGTGCGGCGATGGCAGAACCGTTGCCCATGACACCAAAGCCAGGAAGGCGACGTGCAGCAGCATCGGCGCTGTAGATCAAGTCCACAACGTTGCTGTAAGTGAATGCGCCACTTACGCCGGTTCCGCCGGTAACGCCGGAACCAGCAGAGGCAACGATGCCGTTCGGCTGAACGGTGCCGGTGCCCGTGGTCAGAGCAGCGTTCACGGCGTAGCCGAGAGCCTGACCAACGTTGGTGCCGAGGTAGCCGAGGATGTCCACGCCGGCATCTTCAATCATCTCGCGGGACACCTGGGTGAGGAACGAATACTTGAACGCACCCAAGGTAAGGAACGCCTGGAACGTCGGATCACTCTCACCAATGGTGGAAGCCTCAGAGGTAACCGTGCCCGTGCTGTAAGCATTGGTGCGCGGAATCTGAAGGGACTCGCCGCCAGCGGTGTTGATGATGGTGGCAACTTCCAGCATGGGGCCGGTGTAGCGAGCAAGCTCAATCACGCGGTCATAGAAGGAAGTGGGCACAGGTGCGCCCGTTGCAGCCTTGGTAACGTCACGCTTCTCAAACATGAGCGAGCGAACCTCACCGCGAGCAAGTGCACGCAGCTGCTCAGCGTCGGTCTGCTCCACAACAGGGGCAGAAACGGCGCGTGCCTCAGCATGGGCAGCGGTTGCCTCAGCGATCTCGCGCTCACGCATTTCCAGCGAGCGCATGTCATCAATGGTTGCTTTGCGTGCGTCCATATCGGCAAAAGCCTTATCTACGGATTCGCGCTCAGCAGCGTCGAGTGAGCGGCCTTCAGCGGCAGCGCCGTCAAGGATTGCCTTGGCGGCTTCGTAAGCCTTGGCCCGCTCCTCGATTAGAGACTTAATGTAATCGGCCACGATTACTCCAATCGAATAGTTAGGGTTTGATGCGCAGATGGGTTACGCGCTGCGGCTCCGCAAACGCACACACCACAGCGGCTCCGCATGTGATGTAAGTGGAGGTGGTCGGAATTGAACCGACGTTCCTACCGTTTCCCATGTAGGGCTTTACGGCAGGGCTAACCAATGCACCCCCGAAGGCTTAGACAGCCTTGGCAAGCAGTTCTAATTTGTCGCGCAGCACGCTGATGAGTTCAGCGCCACTCTCGGCAACAGGCTCATCAACCTTCACGCGCTGACGCTCGACCACATCCACCAGCAGCGATGCCTGATCAGTGGATAGTTCATTGCCAGCCTCTAGCGCGGTGAGTGCATCAGCAAGGGCATCGGCATCGGTCTGCGTGCGCTGAGCGAGCAGGTGCGCCTTGCGAATCGTGGCGCTGGTTCCCTCATACGCAGGGAAACCCGTAACAACGGACACTTCATGCAGGCGCACCTCATTGAGGAAACGCCGCTGGCCGTCGCTGCTCCACTCATCGCCACCACGCGGAACGCTGAAGCCAAAGCTCATGGAATCAACGTCACCGCGCTTCATCAACACAGCGAGGTCACGCGCATAGGTGGTTTCAGGAAGGTCAGCCTCAGCAAGCAGGCCGCGACCATCCTCACTCAACTTCAACGTGCCCGAGCGCGTGGAGGCAAGCACCATCGTGTCGTCGTGGTTCACGAACATCTTGATTTGGTTGCGTGAGGACAATGTACGGCCAAACGCGCCAGGGCGAATCTGCTCGACGAAAGGCAGCGGTTCACTATCAGAGTTGAACACCGCAGCGTAGCCACGGAACTGTGCGCCGTTGCCGACCTCGCGCACCTCCAGGTCTTGCACCTGAACTTGGCGCGTTTCCACTTTGCTCATGTTGTTCCTTTCGTTAGAGCGCTTACAGCAACTCCAAAATCAATAGTTCATCCTCAGCCATGCGTGCACGGTGTGCGGTGTCCTCGACGTAACGCACGCGCGCAACCGATAGACGGCTCACACCGCGCACAATTCCTGCCGACGTGCACACACCCACCGCACTCCCGTTAGTGGCTCTGCGTCCAGATATGCGCCCCACAGATACCGATGAGCCAGCCACCGCGCCGTGATTGGCAATTGCTTGCACCTTGGGCTGGTAATAGCGATACCCACCGCCACCACCGCTAGGGGTAGGTGCAGACGGTGTTGGGGGAGTAGGCACCGATCCGCTAGCAGATCCCGTACTTACGCTCGCACCACTCGCTGAACCGCTCAGTGATGGCGCACCGCTTGCGCTGCCCGCTGTTGCGTTAGACGCAACAACGATGCCCAGCAACGCGGGAAAACCTTGAGCGCTGCCGCTTGACGTAGCAACGCCGGCAACCACACCTAGAGCACCCTCAACACCCACCACGGTGCCTGTTGAGGTTTGCGTGCCCGTAGCGGTGCCGGCAAGTGCAGGGCTACCAGCAGCCGTACCGCTTGACGTTTGCGCGCCTACGACGCTGCCAGATAGGCCCATGACACCAGCCACGGTGCCAGCGCTGGAGGTCGTGCCGATAACAAAACCTGTGCCAGGGCCGCCGAGCACGTTGGTGCCGATAACACCGAGCGTGGCGCTGTCAAGGGTGAACAGCCCAGCCATAACTAGCTCACAGACTCAGAGAGATTCCCAGCCGAGATGGTGTAAGTGCCAGCGCTTGAGAATGTCTGCGAAACGTCCAACGCGCGTGAGCCATAGAAGGTGCCACCACTAGAAGCCGACCAATAACCCAAGTGGGTAATGGTCGTGCTGGTGGGAACGTCAAAGACAATGTTGGCCGATGAGGTGGCCGTGCCGCTGCTCGCAGCGTTCCACGAAATGCTTTCGCGCGTGTAGGAACCGCCAGACACCTCGTTGCTGCCTGATGCGTTCGGCTCAGCGGTGTGCAGGCTGGCATAGACGGCAACTGCTGTCAGGCCGCTAACCTGAACATTTAGTCCATTGCTGTTGAGCGCCACTATTCCTCCACGATTCCAGTGATGTTGCCGTGCGCGTCACGCTCAACTTTTTTGGAGCGTGGTGCAATCTCAGGCATTGACACGTTGATGACAGGCTGCGGCATGTTACGGATCTGAGCGCCGATTGCCTCAGCAAACTCGCCAGGGTCAAGATCGCGCACAGGGTACGCCGCAGCAGGGTCAGTGGGGTCAAGCATGATGGGTGCTTGCAGCTGCACCGTGGGCAAACCTGTGTGCATGATGGGATCAAGGCCAACCGCGCTCAAAGACTCTGAAGGCTCAAAGCCAAGTTGCACCAAGCGGGTGAGCATCTCCACACGCTTTTGCTGCTCGATCAAGTTTGCAGCGTTCACGTTCACGTTAGCTAACGGCACGCGGTGCTCATCGCCGCCATCCACTGGGGAAAGATCCTCAAGGCGGCGCACATCGTTAATGCTGAACGCACCCATCTGAATGGCGGTGGAGTATCCGCTCATACGCGTCTGGAAATCACCACGCAGCAGGCCATCCATGTTGATGCGGTAGAAGGCATCACCAGGCAGCAGTGAAGTTAGCGCGGTTTCAATCTTGGACACATAAGGGCGCAGCGTGTATTGGCTGAACTGAATGGCGTTCTGCTCCACGCTGGCATAAGACATTGAGCCAGCAACGTTCACC